CTTCGCACCGCGGGCACGGGAAGAAGAGCGGCACCTCGCCGACGACTCTGGTGACTTGGAAGTTGCCGCAGTCGGCCGCGAGGGACGCCCCGTCGAGGATCAGCGAGACGAGGATCGACCGCATGATTCATCCGGCTGGCCGGCTCCAGTCGTCGGGGAGAGTGACGGACGCGATCGCGAACGAGCCGCGCCACGCCGAGCGGGCTGTCCGCTCGGAGTCGTAGCGGATCACGTCATACGAGTCCACATACGCGGAGAGCCGCTGCTCGTGCATCCATCGGGCCCACGGCACGGCATGGCCGCGGCGGCCCACGCTCACGACGAGGCCGTGGAGCAGGCAGCAGATCGCCTGCTCGTAGCTCGCCGGGAAGATCACCTCGAGCGGCCGGAACTTCGCCGCCGTCTCCTTCCAGCCTTCCGGGAAACCGTCGAGCCCGACCCAGCGGCCGGCCGACTGGTTCTCGTTGCCGGCCCCGCTCGTGCCGATCAGGGCGTGACGGAACCCGTACTCGGCCGGCTGCGTCGTCTCTGGGAGCATCCCCCGGCGGACCGCGATCTCCAGGACGCGGCGAACATTCGCGCCGCCCCAGCGGTCGGGATTCGCCTCGGCGTAGATGCTCAGTGGCGAGAGCCAGACCGAGCCGTAGTCGGCAGACTCGCGGTAGCGGTATCCCTTCCGCGGGCCGCCGTGGTAGATCACGCCGCGGGCCCGGTTGCGGGCCGCCTCCATGTTCGCCCGGAGGGAGTGGGCGGTGCATTCGTGGGTCCCGGGCCGGCCGCCTCCGGCCCCCTGGTTCGTGAACCGGTCGATGAAGTCCATGCCCCAGGTGCCGGCCGCGTCGTTCTCGCGGGCCCGCTCTACCCACTCGCGGGGCTCGATCCACATCGAATCCGGGAACTCGCGGGCCGCGTTGCCGCACGCGTCCCGGAGAACGTCGTCGGTGTCCTCGGCCGCCAGGTGGTCGGGGTAGCCGTCGTGTTCGTCCGGGAAGTGGTCGATCAGCTTCGGGTCGATCATGGGACGGCCCTCGCGATCTCGTCGGGGTCGGTCGGGGCGGGGGTCACCGACAGGACCGTCGAGCCCGACAGGACGACGAGAGCCGGCAGGCCCGACGCGGTTGCGGCCGCGAGGGCCTCGCGATACTGGTCGGGGATCTCGCCCGTGCCGTCGTCGGGGTCTGCCTCGAGCAGGGTCGCGACGATCTTCCGCTCGCGGTTCAGTTTGTTCAGGCCCACGGTCACGCCGACCGGCACGGCAGACGCGTCCTTCTCGTAGACGTAGACGGCGGCCGTCGCGGCGGCGGGGGCCGTCACGGCGGGCACGGGCCACGGGATCGACGGCAGCGGCCCCGCGAGCAGGACCAGCCCCGCGGCGAGAAGAAGGAGCGGCCTCATGCTCGCGGGTCCTCCGGCTTGAGCAGCTCGGCGATCAGGTCGAGCGAGAGCTTGACGGCCGGGGTCTTGCCCTGGGCCCGGAGCCGGGTCGCGAGATCGCTCACGATCCGAACGTCATCGTCGGGCGGGGGCGGGATCTTCGACCCGGCGCCGGAGGCGAGGACGCCGCGGGCCTTCTGGACCGCGAGGTAGAGGGCGTAGGCGACGAGGGCGATTCCCACGGCGTACTGGGCGTACTGGATCACGAGTCGGTCTCCTGGGGCATGGTGTCGGCGATCTGGTCAGCGATGGCGACGAACTCTCGGACGAGCTCGACTCCTTCGGGTGTCTTCAGGACAGCGGCGACCCGCGAGGCGAGCCGGTCGTCGAACTTTGTGTTCGTCTTCTCCGCGAGCCACTCGGCCAGGTCGCCGAGGACGACAGCCCGCTCCCTCGCGTCGAGCGTGTTTGAGATCCGACGCAGGTAGCCGACGAGCGGCGACCACGCGTGGAGCGTCCAGATCTGGTCGACGAGCGGGATCGGCATCGGGTCACCTTCCGCGGAAGACAGAGAGGTACTGCTCGAGGACGCCGCCGGCGATGGCGACTACCAGCGTCCGCACCGCAGGCCGCACGAGAACCCACAGCGGGTACACCGTCCGCGGCACCGCATAGTCAGCTGTGGCATCGAACCGCCGGCCCACGGCGTCTAGCGTAAATGCCTTTTTCTCCGGGCCCGTCATGGTCTTCACGCCGTCGAGAAACGGCACGACGAGACGCAGCAGGGCCAGGAGCAGTTCGCCAAACTCGCCCCAGCTGAGCCCGTCCTTGGCGCGCTCTTTGGCCGTGGCCACAAAGGCGTACACCTGGTCTAGCAGGGTGGACTTACTCTCGGCGGCAGCGGTGGCGGCGGCAACGGTCGTCATGGCGTTTCCTTTGGTTCTTTGTCCTGGGCGGCTTCCGTCTTGGCTGGTTCTGCCGGATTGGGTGGCCGAAGCGACACCGCGAGCGGCTGCGACGCAAACAGCGTTCGCCAGAGCGGAGAGAGTGCGTAGGACCGAGCCGAGCCGTCACTGCCGGACATGAGATGCGTCCTCCGTGACGTGATGCGGCCTCGGCTATACGTCCCGTCGCTGTGGCTGATGCCGATTGCGTGCTGCGGGATTTCGACTGGTCGGCGTGATCCGTCGCGGTCGCGTGCGTATCCAGCCATGGCGGCCTCCTGCCGACAATCTCAATCTAGCCCTGCCGCACGACTCCATCGGAGGTTTCGCCGGCCGCAACACGACGCATCATCTCGGCCTTCGCCTCAACCCCTACGCACCAGTTGGCGTGCCACGCCAGGCATGTCGGAGGCACCTCAAATGCCTCGCCAATCCACACGCTGCGGTTCCCGATGGTGGCCCAGTTGCTCACCACGTCTCCGGGGATCTCCGACATTGGAACCGGGAGCGTTCCGCGCATCTGCTCAGACTGCATCCGCAGTTGGTGAATCACGTCCTGGTCTGGCAACTTCCAGACGGGCGACAAGTCCGCAATCATCCGCCACCACGCATGCACCTTAGCCGTGGAGCGAAACAGCATCACGCCGGCACACCACTGCACCACGTCGTCGGAATACTGAATCTCGTCAAAGTCCGCGTTGCGGATGGCCTGCTCACACCACTCCGCGAGCCCCGGCATCAGCACCACGTCGGAATCCACGTAGAGAGTGGCCTGCCCGTCTTGCGGAAGCCTTAGGAGGCATTCGAGCTTGTCGAGCATGCAGGCATTCCACCCGTCGCTCTTGAATGCCCCAGTCGGGCACCGCTGCTGGCAGTGTGTCGCCTGCACATCGTCAAACTTCCACGCACGCGAAAGCACGTACCGCCTGCACATCTCGGCATGCGTTTCGGTGTAGTACGTGACGAGCCGCATTGCTCAGCAGGGGTGATAAGCCCGCAGTGCCTTGGTGGTGGAAGGGTGAACCTCGTGCCACTCGTCTACTCGCGGGCCGGGGCACGTCTCTACCCAGTGCGGATTCAGGTGGTGCTCACGATGCCACGCCGCGCCGGGCACGTGAGCACCACCCTCCGCGCCGATGTTCTGGATTCGGGCCAGCATCGGACGCACTTCGCATTTTCCGCGCCGTGTCAACTTGTCTATGACGGTGTCCCATGAAACCTGGCGGTCATCTGCCGGCCACGAGTCGCGGACGCTTTCCCAGCGATCCTTCCACGTCGCCCATCCCCAAGGCGTGAACCACGATTCACGGACCACGGCGTTCCGAAAGCCCGTCTCGTCTTTCGGTGTTCGCTGGTAGCCGCAGACGCTGAAAACGTCCGGGTCGCCTTGGTACTTCGCCAGCCCCCAATCCGCGAACCGCAAGAAGTCGCGGCCTGGAACCGTGTCGTCCTCCAGGGCAATCACCTTGCTGTGGTGATCGAATCCGTACGCCAGAGCGGAATACGTGTTGATGTTGCAGCCAACGCGACGCTGGCCGACGCGAACAAAGGCATGGATATGCGGGAGCTTGGCGAACTCCTCCGCGACCGCAATCACGTCTGGGTTGATTGGCTCGCAGAGCAGGGCGATGGGAAACCTGTCCACGTCATCGCAGCGAGCCAGAGCGTCAAGAGTCTGCTGCGTGTAGCCAGGGCGGTTGCAAAGAGTCATCACAACGCACGTATCGCGATTTGCGTTAGCCATCGTAGCCCTCAATGGTTCCGTAGATCGTGTGCGGCTCGCCACGCCAGCGGTGCCGTCTCTCGGAGTCGGTCCAGTTCGTTTGCTGCTCCAAGCATCTCACGCGAATCGTCTCGGGTGACGGGATCGGGCCGTCGTCCTCGTAGCCGTAGCGTTTCCGCAGTCCGAGCGAGTGCCGCAGCTGGGCCAGCGTCGAGAACGAGTAGCCG